TGCCTCTTGACCTCGCTGCCAAGCTCATGGAGCAAGGCGTAATTCTCGATGAATTTATCGCAAAACACATTAACTAATAGCGTTTATACGCACCTAACATATAGGAAATTATATGACCCAAGTAAAGAAGAAATCCAACAAACTGCCAATGCACATCTCACCAAAAGGTCGGACTGAATGGGCGAAGTTATGGAAGCCAGATACTAAATTCAATGTAGATGGTGAATTTGGAACCAAACTAATTATGGATAACGCAGACGCTACAGACATCATGTCGATGTTAGATGCAGCCCATGAGTTAGCCATTAAGTCAGCATTAGACGAAACCGGAAAGACACGAGACAAGCTTCGTGTTACTGACCCTTATGTGGTCAACCAAGAAACTGGTGATGTCACTATCAAGCTAAAGCTCAAAGCCAAAGTCACCACAAAAAATGGTGACAAGTTTGACCAGAAACCACTGGTCGTTGATGCAAAACGTAACCCTATCAATAAGGAGATTCCACTATGGAATGGCTCACTTGTGCGTGTTGGCTTTCAAGTCATTCCGTACTACACATCGCTTGCTGGTGCAGGGTTATCACTACGTTTACGTTCAGTCCAAGTCATTGAAGCACTAGCTGGTGGTAGTGATGCTACTAGCTTATTTGCAGATGAAGATGGCTATGAACATGCAAGCCAAACAGTAGCTCCAGAAGCTCAAGGCTTTGCAGAAGAAGCGGGGGAGGTAAATGAAGCTTTCCCATTCTAATGACGTTGGTCTGAAGTATGGGTTCCGAAGTGGATTAGAAGTACGGGTTGCCAAAGAGCTTGCTGCTCAAGGTATCCCGTACACCTACGAAGAGGAAAAAATTAAGTACACAAAACCTAGTCGTGTTTCTACCTACACTCCGGACTTCAAGATTGGAACAATGTTTATTGAAACCAAAGGTCGCTTCATGGTGGCTGACCGCCAGAAGCACATTCTCATAAAAGAACAGCATCCTGATTTAGACATCAGATTTGTTTTCTCAAACCCGAAGCAGCGAATCTCAAAATCTTCACGGACTACATACGCAATGTGGTGCGAGAAACACGGATTCCTGTATGCAAAGGAGTCTATACCACATCAATGGCTAATCGAAGCAGTACAGAACTAATAGTCATTCACTGCACCGCAACACGTCCCAGCATGAAAGATGTTGGGCGGGCTGAGGTGGACGCATGGCATCGTCATAGAGGATTTTTTGGGGTGGGTTACCACCACATAATCAAACGTGATGGTGTTTTAGAAGAGGGTCGTCATCCAGACAAAGTGGGCGCACATGCCCGTGGCTTTAATTCTATTTCTATAAGCATCGCAATGGTTGGTGGCGTTACTGAAAATGACGTGAACGTACCAGAAGACAATTTTACCAAGGAACAATGGGTGACCCTTAAAGCACTCGTTGAAAGGCTGACGGAGCTATATCCAGACGCTGAAGTTCTTGGCCATCGTGATTTACCTAAAGTTTCTAAAGACTGCCCAAGCTTCGATGTGAAGCAGTGGTGGGCTAATGAAAATAATTAAATTGCATTATTGCCAGACCTAAACCAACGCCTTCAATTCTGAGGGCGTTTCATCATTCTTATGAACTCAATAACTGAGAGAAAAAATATTATGACTCAAACCAATACAGTAATTAATCACCTGAACAACAACCGCAAGTTAACTTCAATTGAAGCGATTGGCTTGTACGGAATCACACGCCTTGCTGCTGTGGTTTACACCTTGAGGAAGAGTGGACTAGATGTCACAACGACCATGAAAGATGGCGTTAACAAGACTCAGTACGCTGAATATAGTTTAACTCACTGACCATGCGGGAACATGACGACAGCCCTGTAGTGGGGCGTGAACCCTGCCCAGACTGTGGTTCCCGTGACAATCTAACTCGTTATGCATCAGGCCGAGCCTACTGCTATGGCACTGGCTGTGGCCGGATGGAATGGCCTGATGATGATGGAGAACAGACAACCCAAAGCTCAAGGACTCGTATGGCTAGTGATTTAATACAAGGTGAAATCAGTGCCTTACGGCAGCGTGGTATTAGCCTAGAAACGGCAAAGCATTTTGGTTACAAGATTGGCTCGTATCGGGGCCAGCCTGTACATATTTGTCCATTACATAATGTCGATGGCCAGTTAGTAGCACAACAACTGCGAACTGGTGACAAAGAATTTCCTATCTTAGGAGACTTCAGTCAGACCCCTATGTTTGGAACCAAGCTTTGGTCTAAAGGTAAGAAGGTAGTTGTCACTGAAGGCGCACTTGACGCTATGTCATTAAGTCAAATCCAAGACAATAAATGGCCAGTGGTTTCACTACCTAATGGAGCAGCAGGAGCAGCTAAAGCAATCAAATCTAACCTCGCTTACTTTAATGCATTTGAGGAAGTAATCCTGATGTTTGATGGTGACGAAGCAGGGGAGAAAGCTGCTAAGGCTTGCGCTCCACTGTTCCCTGCTGGTAAATGTTTCATCGCTACCATCAATGGTTACAAGGACGCTAACGAAGCACTGATGGCTGGTGCTAGTCGTAAGATTCTTGAAGCAATGTGGAATGCCAAGGTCTACAGACCCGATGGCATTGTGTCCTTATCTGACATCCGTGAAGAGTTAGACAGACCTGTTGAATGGGGCTTGTCTTGGTACTTAGATACCTTAAACAAGCAAACCTATGGAAGACGAAAAGGTGAAGTCTACTGCGTGGGTGCTGGAACAGGAGTTGGTAAAACTGACTTCTTAACTCAGCAAATAGTCTACGACATGTATGACTTAGAGAAGCGTGTTGGCATCTTCTTCCTAGAACAAATGCCTACTGAAACTGCCATACGAATCGCAGGTAAACAGGCAGGTAAATTGTTTCATATCCCTGATGGGGATTGGACAAAGGAAGAACGAAGCAAAGCCCTTGATGAACTTACTGAAGCAGACAGATTGCGCATGTATGACAGCTTTGGTGTGTGCGAGTGGGATGTAGTTAAGTCCAACATCGAGTACATGAACCATGCTGAAGGTATCGAAATCTTTTACCTAGACCATCTAACTGCTTTAGCAACAGGCCAAGGCACAGATGAACGTGTGGAACTTGAACGTATCACCTCAGACATCGCCAAACTCGCCAAGCGTTTGAACATCATCATCATTATGGTCAGCCATTTAGCTACGCCTATGGGCAAGCCTCACGAAGAGGGTGGACGGGTGTCAATCAGACACTTTAAAGGCAGTCGGGCTATCGGCTTCTGGTGTCACTTTATGTTTGGTCTTGAACGTGACCAACAAGCTGAAGATGAAACTGAACGACAGACTACAACCTTCCGTGTCTTGAAAGATAGATACACAGGCCAAGCCACTGGTTTGACCTTCCCGCTTAACTACAACCATGTAACAGGAAAGCTTTACGAGGCAAGTCCATTTGACTCAGCCCCTGTAGCTGCAAATTTCTAACAAGGAGAAACTTATGTTTGATATAAAAATTCACCGAGAAGTTGAAGATGCATTTGACGATTTCACGCTCACCTTTACCGACAGCATGATAGAGGCGCAGCTTGAAAGCTATGAGATGTTAACCCTAACTGGTCTTGTGTCCCCTGCGATTCAAGAGTTCGTTAAAACCATGTCAGCCCTTATGGATAAGCGTGACCAAAAGCGTGAGCCAACTCAGTTAGAACTAGACTTGACGCTAAACTAATGCGCCTAGTCATAGACATTGAAACGAATGGCTTTCTCGCAGACCTAACGACTATCCATTGCATCGTTGCCTATGACTTAGACACCACCACACTCTACAGGTTTAGACCTGAAGAGATACGTGAAGGTATCGCTCTTCTTCAATCGGCTGATGTATTGATTGCCCACAATGGAATCAAGTTTGACATACCAGCAATCCAGAAACTCTACCCTGATTTTAAACCGAAGCAAGTCATAGACACCCTCGTGTGTTCACGCCTTATATGGTCAAACGTAAAGGACTTAGACTTCTCTCATTTCAGGAAAACTTTGCCCCCCAGGTTTATTGGTTCTCACTCGCTAAAGGCTTGGGGTTACAGGCTTGGAGAGCATAAAGGTGAGTATGGTGAGAAGGACAATGCGTGGGATAAATTCACGGAAGAAATGCTCACTTACTGCGAGCAAGATGTTCGTGTCACTGTAAATTTGTACAACAAAGTGTTGGGCAAAGATTACAGCCAACAGGCATTAGACCTTGAGCATTGCGTAGCTGAACTGATGTGGAAGCAAGAGTGTAATGGGTTTGTGTTTGATGAAAAGAAAGCACAAGAACTGTACATCAATCTAGCTGAACAACGTGACGTAATTTACCAAGAACTTTATGGGCTATTTCCAGCTTGGGTTGTCTCTGAAGGTATCAAGACACCAGCACGTAGCTGCAAATATAAAGACCCTCTTAAAGCTGACCGGACAAAGGATGCATCCTTCACTAGCCTGAAAATAGTGGAGTTTAATCCAGCGTCACGCGCCCACATTTCTAACCGACTTATCGCTAAGTATGATTGGAAACCATCAGTCTTCACAGACAATGGACAGCCTAAAGTAGATGAAACAACTTTAGCAAAGCTGCCATATCCAGAAGCAAAGCACATGGCCAAATACTTCATGTTGCAGAAGCGTATCGGACAAGTATCAGAAGGTAAGCAAGGCTGGCTCAAGGTCTGCTCCAACGGAAAGATTCACGGAAGTGTGAACCCGAATGGAGCAGTCACTGGACGAGCCACGCACTCTTACCCGAACCTAGCTCAAGTGCCTTCAATGCGCTCACCTTATGGTAAAGACTGTCGTGAATTGTTCACTGTTCCTAAAGGTTGGAAGCTCATGGGTGCTGATGCATCAGGCTTAGAACTTCGATGCTTGGCTGCTTACATGGCCATCTATGATGATGGGGCTTACGTTGATGTTGTGCTTGATGGAGACATCCACACTGTTAATCAATTGGCTGCTGGCCTTCCTACTCGTGAGGCATCCAAACGATTCATCTACGCTTTTATTTATGGTGGAGGTGACCAACTGATTGGTGAACTGGTAGGTGGTGGGGCCAAAGAAGGGAAGAAGATTAAGAAAGCATTTCTTGATAAGACTCCTGCTCTTAGGCAGTTGCGTGAAGCTATTACTAAGGCTGCTGGACGTGGCTACATCAAAGCCCTTGATGGTCGTCATATCCATATTCGCTCACCTCATGCTGCTCTTAATTCACTACTCCAATCTGCTGGTGCAATCATTTGCAAACAGTGGCTTGTGGAATTTGAAAACGAGATGCAAGCCCAAGGCTATACACATGGATGGAATGGCGACTACTGCCTCTGTGCATGGGTGCATGATGAAATCCAAGTGGCTGTTCGTGAAGACCTAGCTCACAAGGTAGGTGAGATTGCTGTCCAAACAATTCAACGAGTCACTGAGGTGTTCAACTTTAAGTGTCCATTAGATGGAGAATTTAACATTGGAAACTCATGGGCAGAAACTCACTGAGGTACTAAAACGTGCCTATCAATCTCCCTTTACCACTCGCTCTGAATTTGCTCGGACTAACGCTGAGTACATCGCTGTGTGTGCAGTAAAGGGTTTCATATCAACAAGCATGGTAGGTGATGAAGAGTTTGGCCGAGTCTGGCACATAACTGTCATGGGCCTAATGCATCTTAGAGAAACCGGAGGGCAGTCTGATGACTAACGAAACTGTAACAGTTAATCGTGAATACCTGACCTACATAGAAAAGGATAGCCACCTATTGGAATGCCTTTACAGCTATGGAGTAGAAGATTGGGAAGGTTTTGCAAAAGCTTTAAAAATGTACCACCAAGAACTACTGGAGTTTGACGAATGAAAGCTGAATACATTGACCACATGGGCAGTGATGCCTCAGTTGTTCGTGCAGCCCGTGTGTCGTTCTCTTCAGACACCACAGAGTTTGATGAAGATAAAGATTGTAAGTTAATTAACTACCTTGCCAATCACAGTCATTGGACTCCATTTGCTCACACCTCTGTGACCATGCGTATGACTGCCCCTGTTCCTATCCGCACCCAATGCTTTAAGCACAAGGTCGGCTTTTCAGAGAACGAAGAAAGTCGTAGGTACATCAGTTCTAAGCCCACCTTCTTCATACCTGACCAGTTCAGGAAAGCTCCAAAAGGTAGCGTAAAGCAAGGCAGTGGTGAAGACATGCACCCCACTGGTAACAAGCATTGGAAGCGTCAATTTCAGACAGTTAACACTGTGTGTCTTGAGGCTTACGAAATGGCTGTCGCTGGTGGTATGTGTCCTGAACAAGCTCGTTTCATGTTGCCTCAAGGTACTGAGGTTTCTTGGTACTGGACAGGAAGCATTGCCGCATTCGCTCGTTTCGTTAAGCAAAGAACAGACCCCCACGCTCAGGCCGAAATTCAAGACCTAGCCCAACAAGTATCAACAATTATTAAACCTATGTTTCCTGTGAGTTGGGAGGCACTCGCTCAGTAAAAGGAAATTTAATGTCTCACTCTATAGAACAGCTTCGTGCTGTTATTCGCTATGTGCCTGAAGAAGGCAAATTCATACGTTCATCTGGTAAAGAAGCTAAAGGCACTGCAAATAGTAAAGGCTATTTATTAATCAAAGTCCTTGGCGAAATTTATGCAGCACATCGTCTTGCTTGGATGCTTCATCATGGCGATGTTCCTACGATGATTGACCACATCAACAATAATAAAATAGACAATCGTATTACTAATTTGAGAATAGCGACTGCTACTCAAAACAAAGCTAATACTAGATTACAGGTCAACAACACCTCTGGTTTTAAAGGTGTTAGGCGTATGAAAAACGATAGGTTTTATGCAGTCATAGGACACGAGTATAAAAAGTATTATCTCGGTGGTTTTGATACTGCAAAGGAAGCTCATTGCGCTTACAAAGGCGCAGCAATAATTCTATTTGGTGAATTTGCCTGCCCCTAAATTCCAAGGAAAACTTATGATTGAAACTTTAATGATGGTTTTAGTTTGTCTCGCCTTTTCAGTAGTGTCACTAGCCTTAGCTTTTAACTTTGCAATGGGTGCTTACCTAGATTGGCAAGAGCAGCACGTTGCTATTAAGTATGGTATCCAAGTTATCACTAGGCGAAACATGGAAGCAGGAGAAGTCTATGACGACCTTGCTGATTGATGGTGACATCGTAGCTTATCAAGCTGCGGCTGCTACTGAAGTTCCA